GGATGAAAGTGACCTGATAAGACTTTTTCAAATCTACGAAACATCTTTTTGTCTAGACCTACATCTGAGGTATGACCATTGTGCATTTCAAAACCTTTTATTTCTAAATGGCCTAGCACAATGTCAGCACTTTCTTGTTCTAACATCATTGTTGTTTTTTCAATATTGTCTGGCGTTACCCAAGGCACATATAACATTTTCATTCCACCTCGTTCTACTACGGTTGGTTCTGAATATACATAACCCCAATCCATAAGTTCTTGTGGTGAATTTATTTCATTTGTATTTTTATAGTAAGTATCGTGATTACCAATAATGATATCAACATGCATATCTTTTAATTCATATACAAACCTATTATTGAAATCTGATAATGTTTTAAAATTTACAAACTTACGTCTATCTAACACATCACCTAAATGTACAATGTGATTTATATTATGTTCTTTTAAATAAGGAAAAAATATATTTTCCCAAAATTTATAAAAATAATTAGCGTAGTTTGGATTATCGTTTCTGGCACCAAAGTGGGTGTCATTAATTAAAGCAATTTTCATAAGTTACATAAAAAATTCTAGTTTAGACACTTTCTTTCTTTTTATCATTTTAGTTTTAGGTTTTTCTTTTTTCTCTGGTTCAACATCAACAACCATATTCTTTCTTAAAAAATCTGCATATGAATTTTGATATTCTTCGTTATCACCTTCTTGTCTAACTATTTCGTCTAGTCCTGATTTGAGTATAAGTTTTTGTTTAATTGTTGTTTGTTTCTTTTCTTTTTGTATTCTTCGTATAAATGCATAGTATATAATTTGTGTAAAATATGCGAATGGATTATTAGATTTTTCTGGATCAAAGTTTGCTACATAAGTTAAGCAATTTTCAATACCATCAGATATCATATCTTCTTTGTATGTGTAATTTATAAAGTTTGGTCTATAAGATAAGTGATTTGCAATTTTAAGAAAACACTCACCTATGTAATCATTGATTGGTGGGTCTCGTCTATTTCTCTTTCTTGCGGATAATACTTTCTTACGATACTTTTTCATTTCTTCTAAAAAGACTTTATTATCAACATAATGCTCTGTCTTTTTTTTGTTTAATTTAACGGCCATAGTATTACTCCTAATTTGTTAGCTATAATATCAGGATATAGTATTATTGTCAAGGGTTATATACAAGATTTTGACAATTAATTTTTTTTGCTTTTTTTGTTGTTTTTGCCTTGACAAAAATTTCTTTCCTGATATAATCCGGTATGTCCGGTTTGCATAGAGTATTAGTTTAGTGAGCTTTAATCTTACCTCTCAAATATTGTAAGGTATCCCAATAGTCCTCATCTGACATTTCATCTAATGCTTGTTCAAAACTCTTTTCACCATAAGTCTTTTTCGAACCAAGAGGTTCTATATTTTTTTTCATACTTGGAAATAATCCCATTCTAACATTATTATAATATTCTACTAAATTTTGATTTGGCACCCCTATTGAAAATATGTGATTTTTATGTATTGAATATATTTTATCTACTGTTTGAAACATCCAAGGGGTTAGTGACATTCTTTCTTCTACAAAATATGTTTCACTATCTACTGCATTTTCATGTATTCTAACTTTATATGGTTCACTTAATCTTATAAAATCTGAACCATCAGATACCTGAATACCTGCGATAACCTGTTGACCATTTGATAACATGATCATTCTAGGTGACTGAATAGGTTTCTTTTCTTCGTTATTCGTCATATTACTATTTATCTAATATCGACATGATCTAGCTCGTAGTCAAACTCTTGTTCAGAATATGTGTTTATTCTTTCCATAAAATGGTTAAGGGTAAAATTTTTTCTTTCTTTGTAAGAAAAGTCATCAGCAATATCATACAAATTTGCTTTAACTTTATTATTACCAAGCCGCAGCCCACGACCAAGAGACTGTAATATACGAATTTTAGATTTGGTAGGGCTTGCGAATATAACGTTATGTAAATTCCTAATATTGATACCAGTAGAAAAAGTTCCGTAACTCGCCACAATAATTGCATTGTTTTCATTTTCTGTAATACTCCTTACTGTTTCTCTATCTTTAGTTTCAGTACCACCATAAACAAAAAATAACTTTCGTGTTTGATGGTCTAGCGTGTCGCCTATAAGGTCATATAATACCTTACCATGTTTTTCAACATATTGAAATAAAACTAAAGTATTGCCTGTTCGGGTTTTTGTTAGATTACGAATAAATCTATTTCTTTTTTCGTGTGATACTATATAGTCCATTTCTTCTTGATAGTTTAATTTCTTAACATGTTGACATTCTTCTTTAGGATATTTTAATATTAGACATTGTATTTTTAAATCTGCTAATTGTTTTTTATCTATTAGTTCTCTAGTTGTGGTGACATTATGCACTCTACCAAACAAACCCTCTAATACTAATTTGTGTACCTTACTATCATCTAACGTACCAGTTGTACCTATACGATATTTTGCATTTATACAGGCACTCATAATTTTTTGCAATTCTTTAGATTTATATAAATGTGCCTCATCACCCACCACACAATCAAACTGTTCAAAATATTTCTTATCGAAAGTGGCAAGTGATTGCCATGTAGATATGACCACAGGTTTACTTTCATCAATCTCATAACCATAATATTTTCTTTGCACATGTTGGTCTGGTATCCAACCATAGTCCTCAAAGTCTTTATACATTTGTTCTACCAAAGATGTTGTTGGTACTATTAGCAAACTTCTTTTTTCTAGTGTGGTCATCAACCTAATGATACAATAGATGATTAATGACTTACCTGAGGCCGTAGGTGATAATAATATTGCTCGTTTATTGTTGATTGCATAAGAAAACGCTGAAAGTTGATAATCTCTTATTTCTATTGATTTAGTTAAAATTTTAGATACAAACTTGGAAAAACTATCGCTTAGCGAACCGCTGGTAGGTTTTTCAAGACCCTCTCGTATGATTGTACCCCCCCTATTTTCAATAAAATGTTCAACATAGGGTAACAGTCCGTAATATAGTTTACCTGTTGCTTTTGAGAATAATCTTATTTGACCATCCCATCTTTTTGCACGAACACTTGGCATAAAAGAAGCACCAGGTACTTTGAAAGTAAAAAATTCAGATAGTTCTTGTAGTAAACCTAAATCTTCACTTGTGCATTTAATGTAGGATTCGTTATACTTTGTTACTGTTAATTCGTTCATCTAATTCGTCATATGAAATATTTGTCCAGTTATCTCTCTCATCTAATTCTTCTATATTATCCCCTACATGTATAAATTCGTGTTTTTCGTATTTGTTTAATAATCGTTTAGTGTGTGCTATCCAGTTATCTGGTTGTACTGCTTTTGCGTTTGGTCCCACGTACCCTACTGTTCCTTTGTATAGATTGTTTACTTTGTCGTTCTTCGACTTGTAATCGTAACCTACCAAATAAACCTTGTTGTCTACATCCGCTGCCATTAACGCAATCAAGACACCTGCGTTTGTCTTCTCCTGTTGGTACTTGCCTAGTCCCATCACTTTGTCTTTCTTTTTTGTCCATGTTATTTTATACCCTTCTTGGTCCTCACCAAAGTGTAACTTAAAATCATCTTCATGCCACTCTTTATTTTCTTCACGAAACTTTTTCATTACATCTACATTATTTGCCCAACAGACAAAAAATCTTTTCTTTTCACCTTTCCATACCCACTCATCTGTGTAGTTATTTACATCATCTATATCACCTAAAAACTTTGTTACTGTTTCTGGATAAAATAATTTTTCATACATTGTATGTGGATTTTTTTCCCATGCTTTTAAATATACAGGATGTTCAAATGCATAACCACTACGATATATTTCATGACAAATATTATAATCCATTGCGACTAATACATCTGGCACAAAGTCTCTATATAAACCATTGCACCCATATATCTTACCATGTGGTCTTAATTTTTCTAAATCAAAGTCTTTACGACTTTCACCATTACCAATACAAAATATCATTTTTTAAATATCTTTAATATTCTTTTAATAGGTTCATAGACTTCCCATATTCTTTTAATATGGTCATCAAGTTTTTTATTAAGGTCATCTATTTTTTTCTCTATGCGTTTTAAATCTTCTTTACTCATTACATACTACCCATAGTAAATTTTTTCCATTCTATTGCGTTCTTGATTTCT